CGCGGTCGGGAGGAGTGTGGGTCGGGTGGGTGGGGGTGCGCGCGGTGCGCGGTTTTTTTGCCGGGCTTGACGGAACTTACGATTTTCTCTTGGTCGCTCCTGTTTTTCTGCATCCGGCGGAAAAAGATGCCAAAAACCACTTGACAAACTGTTACGGGGGGGGGTATTATATAGGAAAAGCAGGCTCCGCAAAAAAAGTAATGGGGGCGTGCCAAAAAAAGATTGTGAGGTTGATTCTTATGTCTAACATTTCTCGTCGTAAGTTCCTCAAGGGTGCAGGTGTGGCTGCTCTGGCTGTTGCTGCTGCCGGTGTTCTGGCTGGCTGCTCCGGCAACGATGTCCCCGATGTCCCCGGTGTGACCACTCGTCCTGTTACGGTTATCTTCATGAAGGACGAAGGCAATGGTGTGACCAACGTTGTGGGTGAGACTGCCAAGATTGATGTTCTGAAGACCGAGAACTCTGTGAAGGTTGCTGACATCGATAAGAAGCTGCTTCCCGAAGATTACCATCTGGAGAACGAGAACGCTGTTGTTGAAGTCCGCAAGGACGACAGCAAGGGTGAGTACATCATCGTCTTCGTGACTGATGTGACTGTGACTCCGACCAAGAAGACCATCGATGTCAAACTGCTGGAGCTGCCGAACAACTTCATTGAGGCTAAGGCTGAGGTTGCAGTCGATGCAACTGGCGTCAGCGCTGCTGATATTCAGCTGCCGGACGGCTACAAGCTGAGCACCGACTACGGCACGGAGGAAGAGGTGTTGAAGGTTCGTCCCTTCGATACTGTCTTCATTGTGACCAAGCTCTGATTTCCTGGCACAGAAGTTTTTTGAAAAAACTCAAATAGCACCAACAGGGCGGTAGTCAATGTGGGGAGACAGGATATTTGAGAAATGTGGGATAAGGCGGGATGAGGGGGGAGACGGCGGGAAAACCCTTGAAATACGCGGGAAACGGCGACTTTCGGCGCGGGACGGAGGCGCGAATTATCAACAATCTTGAGATGAGGATGCGTCGGCGGCGGTCGGCGCTTTTTTCACGCCCACGAGGCCGCACAACGGCGGCGGCGCGGCGAGGCGCACACATACGCAGAATACAAAGAAGCCCCGGAAACGCCCATATAACGGCATTTCTGAGGCTTTTAGATGGTATGAGCCGCTCGGCCCTGTCCCGGAAGTCACAGCAGCAGACCAAGAGGACGAGAGCTTCGCGGCTCATGTTGCTATTGTAGCAGACGCGGCGGCGGATTGCAAGAGGGGCAAGCGTGCTAACGGAGCGTTAGAGCGTGCGAGTTTTGGGGAAAACGGGGCTTTTCGGCGCGGATCGGCGGGGATTAGGGCGTGCGCTGGCCGTGCGAGGCGTGCGCGGCGGGGCGGCGAACCGGGCCAAAACAGGCGGCGAGCAATGTGACATTTTTTCAAATCGGCGTCACCTATGTCACATTGCCTATTTTCAAGGGTTTTCGGGCGTTTTCGGGCGGCTGGCACTCAAAAAGCAAAGTGACAGAAAACAGATTTACAACTAAATCAAAACAGCGCAAAAAATCAAGCGGTTCCACCTTGGGCTTCAGCGTCCTCGGCGGGGCCGCTTTTTGCGTTGTTGCTCTCGCCGAAATATGTCCAGAATATAGACTCTTTTTCCCCGGTGCTGACCCGGCTGTACTTGTAGTGAACCAAGTCAAAAACTTCCTTTTGAGCATCCATCGGCAATAAGCGGAACATGGCGATCAAGTCGCTCTCCATCTCAGACAATCCGACACCATCGCACGCGCCGGGGGTTGTGTTTGAGCTACCTCCCTCCACCAAGTAATCCAGCGTCACACTTAGCCTATGCGCTACTCTTCGGACGCTTTCAACATTCGGGGTTTGAGTTGCCCATCTGCGGATAGTCGCATTGGCAAGATCACATTCCCTCTCAACTTGCTTGACTGTAAGGTTTTGCTCTTTTATCAATGCGAGAACTCGGTCGTAAATAGTCATAGTGAATAGTCTCCTTGAAATATAGTGAACAGGCTAATTTTGGCTTGACAATTAGCGAATAGGCTACTATAATAGGGGTGTAATCTGATTTAAGTATAAAGCAAAATAAATCATAGCAAACCCCGACCGAAAATGAAATAGCAAATCGGCGAACGGTAGAGTAAAAGCGAGCGGCGAGGGTCTTCCCCCCTTACTTCAATTCATTCCCGGCGTTACAAATTGGGCAAAGCACCACACGGCGGACGCCTCGCCGCCGTATGGGAGTACCGCAAGAGCAGCACCGATGCTTCGAAAGTTTACAAACCGAAGCATAGCGAAAGAAGTCGAGAGAGCTTGCGCGGTTGGAATCGGCAGGTGTTGGCGCACCGCAGATCCTTTTAGAGGAAGTCGTTCTGATTCTCATTTCTCAGCGACCCTCGCCGTTCACTTTTACTCTACCACAAACGCCGAGAAAAGGAAAGGAGGCAGATCATGAGACGCGGCAAGAAGCCCACCCGCAAGCAGAAGATCCGGCTCGGGCAAGCGGGCCTCGCCCCGGAGAACTGGCTGGTCGTGAAGCAGAAAGCAAACGGCGAGCTGATCATTCTGAACAAGTACCACGACACGATCCGCGTCATCCCGCCACTGGCCGGATGAGCTTTGCAGGAAGGAGCAGCAGCATGAAGGAGCAACCGCACATCTGCCCACTGTGTGGGCGAGCATACGACGAGCCGCCCGCGCTGTCGCGAGCGGACAACCAGACGGACATCTGCCCGAGGTGCGGCATGATGGAGGCACTGGCGGCCATGCCGAGGCGGGAAACGCCACAGGAGCGGACGCGGCGGGCCGTGTACGCCACGGGCAACCGCTGGGCGATTGAGAACTTTGAAGCGACCCACCACTAAGCCGAAACGCCCGGAAGGGCGTCACCGGGAACTGCCCCACCCGGTCTGAAGATGGCAGGGCAGAAAGGAATGACGGCAGCATGAGAAAGATCAAGAAGATCAACGGCTTCCTCGTGGTCAAGTTCAACGACCGCGAGAAGCGCGAGTACGAGGGCACGGCCCTCGGAGAGTACGGCGTGATCGACGCGGAGGTCTACACGGGCAATCTGGACATCGACCGGGGCGCGATGGAGTACGACGACGCGGACACGCTGGAGGTGGCCGTGGAGCTGGCACGGGGGCTGGAGTCCGAGGAGGACATCACGGACGAGCCGCCCACCTACACCGCCGCCGTGGAAACGAATGAGAGCTATACCGAGGAGGCGGTGGAGCCCGCCGCCCTGATCGAGGGCTGGACGCGCCGCCTTGCCACGCAGGTCAAGAGCAAGCACTACCCCGACACCGACCCGCGCACCGCCGCGCACGAGCTTTACGGCTTCAAGATGGCGCTGCATCAGATCGGCTTCCTGCCGGAGAGCGAGGTCATCACCGACCCGGACACCTTCGGCGCGGGACGGCTGGACGGCCCCATGCCGCGCAACCCCGAAGAGCTGCTGGCGTTCGTGTGCGACGAACGGTGCAAAAACCGGGCCGGACACACGCAGGAGGAGCTGGACGCCATTTGCGCGAAGTGCCCGCTGGGACAGCTCTACGAGGACGCGGAGGCACAAGACCTACGCATCCGGGAGCGGAGCGAGCGAGCGCTGCGGGAGCACATCGAGGGCGTGAGGCACGCTGAGGACACCCTGACCGCCCTGCTTGGCGGGCATGAGGCGCTGGCCTACCTTGCGGCGCTGCGGGACGGACAGATCCTGCAGGAGAACGAGTGCGAGCACTATGCGGCGCAGATCGCCGAGGCGGGCGCAGCGTGGGAGACGGTGCTGGAGGGCGTGAGCTTTGAAGACCTCTCCCGGCTGCGGCACCTGCTGCGGGAGGTGGACGAATACACCAAGGGCGGCGGCGAGCTGTTCAACGGCTTCCAGCACGAGACAGAGCGCATCCCGGCGCATCGGCTGGAGGAGCTCCACCAGCTCGGGACGGCGCTTCTCGGCGAGTGCCCGGAGAACGACTGCACGATCTACCGCAACGTGTTCCGCATGGCGGTCGACGTCGACGGGCAGATGGGCAAGCTGACGGGCCACGCGAGGGAGACGATGCAGCGGGAGTATGAGCGGCTGCTCCGGGAGTTGAACCGCCTCTACACCATGAACCACGCGGTGAAGAAGTACCGGGAGGCGCAGCATGACAGGACTTGAACTACTCAAGGCCCCGGAGGCCACGGCGGGCGAGATCGCGGACATCATCTCCGCACCGTGCCCGCCCATCATCCCCGCCCACTGTGACGGCGTGAGCTGCCGCGCGTGCTGGCTGTCATGGCTGACGGGCGAGCCGATCAAAGAGAAAGAGCCGCCCGACAAGCGGACGGCTCCGGATGATGCTCCCGCCTACTACCATCCTCCAGTGAAAGCAATCCGAGAGGCGGCGGAGAGGATCAGGGAGGGGCGCATGGAGTACGCAGCAGAAGCGCTCACTCGCCGATCCGATTCAAAAGAGCCTCGACGGCCTTGAAGGCGTAGGCCCTTGCGACTACTGACGTCGCATAATAAGTTTCCCGGCAGACGGCAACAATCGCCGCTTTCTGAGCTTCGGTGAAACCAGCGTCAATGTGCTCGCCAGAGTCGAGAATGGCAGAGCGAAGACGCTCGCCGAGAATAGTCCAGTCAACATCGCGGCTCTTGTCGACTTCGTCGAGTACACGCTCGACGACATCAAGGGTAGCATCAGCCATAGACAACACCCCCTCCCCGGGCAGTGGCCCAGCTCAATTATACACGAGCAGGAGGGCAAAGGAAAGGAGCAGCAGAATGTTCAGCACAGAAGACCTCAAGACCGCGATCGGCGCGACCGTCATCGCACGGCGGAACGCGGCAGCGCGGCTGCGGGAGGCGGGCAACCCCCGCGACCCGTTCCGGGCGCTGCCGGGGATGGAGCAGCAATTCTTTGAAGCGGCGCAGAGCGTGCGCAGCTACGACCTCGTTCTCAACTTACTTGAGAGAGAAGTGAAGCGGGAGGCGCGAAAGCGTGCGGGGCGCACGGCGCAAAGCGCGGCGGTGTTCCTTATCACGGCGGGGCTCATCATCCTCGCGACGCTGGGCTTCGCGGCGGCGCTGCTGCTGATGCGCTGCCCTGTCCCCGCCGCGAGCGGCACCGCGTTTTTAGGGGTGGCAGGCGCGCTGGG